AGGGGGATTAATACCGCCTCACCCGAAAAAAAATTGATAAGGGCGACGCGGGTTTCGTCCGTGCCGGAGGCGTAGTCGATGCCAATCACCGGGCGCTTGAGGCATTCCAGCTCGCCCATGGCGAGGTGCACCAGGCGGTCAGCCATGAACGCAGGAACCTCCAGCGAGTTGACCAAGTAGCCGACGGCACGCTCGAACAGATGGCCGTCATCAGTCAGGTGCTCGCCTTGGTGGCGCTGCAGAAAGGTCAGCGCGGCGCGCTGCATGCTCGCCCGGTATTCCTGGGCGTCGTTGAGGGTCGAGACGTTCATGCGGTTACTACCTTCGGTTCCATGTGGTCGAGCATGTCGAGCTGGTCGGTCTTCTCGCGGCTGTCGCGCAGTGCCTGCATGCGGCGCACCGAAGGCGCCACCGGAAGTACCACGCGTGGTGCGTCCAGCCCGGAGGGGCTGAGCGCGTAGTCCCACGTCAGCGACCCGGTGTAGGTCGCGCCGCAGGCCATGTTCATGCACTGCGCGTACATGGTCTTGAATGTCGGCGTCTGCGCCTCGCTGTTGCGGATGCGCATGCGCTGGCCACAGGCCGGGCATAGGCATTTGTATCCGCCGTTATTGGCTACGCTCACTTCCCCTCCCCAAACCGCCACCGCGGCTTACTTCTTAGTTCTGGCCTGGCTTACGGGCCTTGTGCAGCAGGATTACCGCGTGTACTTCCGAATGCCGCGCCGCCATGTGCTGGCGGTGTGCGTCGAGGATGGCGCGTGCCTCCCCTTCGTCAATCTCACCGTTGCTCAGCGCCTCGGCGATGATCCGGTCCACTGCCCCGCGCTTGACGGCGGTTTTCATGCAGCGTTCGAACAGCTCGATGTTGTCCAGCTCGTCCGGGTTGGCGACCGGTACGAACACACCGCCATACAACGCGGCGACGTAATCAGGGAAATGCGTGGTGCCGGACTGCTGCTCGAGCATGTGGATCTGCTCGTCCGAAAGCGGCCGGCTACCGGCGTTCTCGTACAGATGGTTGTCCAGCTTCTTGAGCGGCAGGCCCAAACGGGCCGCAGCGCATTCACGGCCGCCCGGGTAGTCGCACACCACAGCGCTCATCACTTGCCGGCGGGTATCTAGAACGGTGCGCTTCATCTTCTGGTTTCTCGCTGGGCCAGTTGCCATTACTTTGAAATCACGGCGCCGATGTCGGTAGCGCGGCGGCCGTATTCGTCAGGCAGATCGGTGACCACGCCTTCCTTGATGCCCAGCAGCACAGCGGCGCGGTGCGACTCGCCCCGAACGCCCTTTTTCACGCCGGAGAGCACCTGGTAGCAGGTGTACGGATCGAGGCTGTGCTCGCGGGCGAATTCCTGGACGGTCTTGCCCTGTTTGGCGAGCCATTCCTTCGCTTGTTTGGGGGTGCGTGTGGCTGGCATCATTCAAAACCATTCAAATGCGTTCAATGTGGCGACAGATTACCACTCAATTGAGTGGTGTCAACGGGAATTTCTATCCATATGAGTGGTCTTGGCGAACGACTGCGCGAAGAAAGGAAGCGGCTGGGCCTCTCACAAGCGGATTTCGGTGCACTCGGCGGCGTGAAAGCGAACGCCCAGGGCAAGTACGAAGCCGATGAGCGGAGCCCTGATGCTGCATATCTGTCCGGCCTGTCCGCAGCAGGTGTGGACGTGCTTTACCTGCTCACCGGCCAGCGCACGCCGGTGACGGCTGACGGCCTGGCAGAGGATGAGAGCGAAGTGCTGAACCACTACCGCTCGATGCCGGATGGAGATCGGGCCGCGGTGCGCCGCTTGACCACGGCGTTGGCGGAGTCGGCCGGGCGGTACGAAACCAATAAATAGCGGCGAACTCACTCACCGCTTAGTGACCCAGGGAGGGGAAGCTGTGCTTCGATTCATCTACGTAGATGTAAAAGGCCACTCTAGTGAGCGGGTGCTGAACCATTGGACTGAGACGGCAGAGCACATTCAGGGGCGATGTGAGCAAGATCAGTTCCCTAGAACGTTTCGCAAGGACCGGATTCAACAGTTTTTGGCAGGAGCCGAACTCCTGAACAAGGAGATCGCACCGCCACTACCCCGACCCGCACCCAAGCTTGAGCCCGGTGCACGGCCACAGATTCTTTTCACCGGTTTCAAGGCAGACCATCGCCAGCTACTGGAATCAACGGCAAATGAGCAAGGAATGCGCGTGATGAAGACCGCCGGGAAGTCGCTCACGTATCTCTGCATCGGGGCAAATGCCGGACCGACGAAGGTTGACAAAGCGCGGGAAGCGGGCGCGTTCATTCTCAATGAGCTTGAGCTGAAGGCGCTGTTCGAAACGGGCGAGCTACCCTGCTGACAAGGACTGATCCCATGCAAACAGACCAAACTCTCGACTATGCCTTCGGTGCTCGCCTGACCGAGGAGCGCGAACGGCTCGGCTTGGCAGTTCATGAGCTAGCGCATTCAGCCGGAATCACGGACTACAAACAAAAGCGCTTCGAGAACGGGTCGTCGGTGATACCGATCGACTACCTGCAAGCGCTGGCCGCTCACAGCGAGGCCGATGTGCTCTACATCATCACCGGCAACCGTAGCCACTAACACCACCCACACAAGGACGTACCCATGCGCAAGATCCTGCTCGGCCTGGTGCTGGCCAGCCCGCTCGCCCTCGCCGCCCCACCCAAGCTGATCAGTGCCGAAGAGTTCGGCGCCGACTGGCCTTTCACCACCGAGGAAATGCACCTGCAGTGCCTACCCGGCAATGCCGTGGTGGTGACCGATCCGGAAACCGGGCGGATGTATGCAGTGAACGGTGCTGCGAACGGCAAGGCTCGGCAGCTCGGACTTGAGCCACTGGGGCAAGTTTGGGCCGAGAGCGAGAGCATTCCTGGTACGAAAGTCAGTGTTGGAGCCGTGGTTGAAGCCGGGCTAAAGTTCTGCGAATAAGTAAAAAGATAAAGCAGTCGACTGAATGATTATAAAACTAGGCTCGAAAAGAAAGTTCATATATCGCAGCGCCGAGTGGATATACCTGTTTGCAGGTTCGACCGCTTCTGCACTGACTTGGCTTATAGGCGTCGAGAAGGATGAAGAGTGGTTGGCAGGGCGCACCCTAATATGGGCGATAATTGAAAAACTTCAATCCCACGCAATCTATCTATATATACTTCTCGCGATTATTGTTGTGATTTGTTTAGTGGTAAAACGTTGGGGCGATCCTTGGGTAATCGAAAAAATTCAGTTCATTCTTGATGGCTACCAAGACAAAGTCTTTAGCGCGTCTAGGGCGCCTAGAGATCACAATCGAGTAACACTTTTCAAGCACCATAAGTCTTGCCTATTGAAACGGCATTGGACCGCTACCAGCCCGCTCAGACCGTGGGGCGATAGGAAGCCTTTTTCTGAGTATCTTGTTCCTTACCTCCGTTCAGGGCACCTCGCGCAGAAAACCGGCGCCATTTTTTACGTAGACAGTAACAATAGTGAAAGAACAGAGGGAGTCGCTGGTATGGCTTGGGCCCAACGGCAGGTCGCGCACCTTCCCGACCTTCCAGAGGTCGTAGCCGCTACCGGAAAGCGCATCAAAAAACAGTACGCCACAGCAACAAAATGTGATGTGAAACTTATGGACAAATATTTGTCTGAGGGAAGGCAGCCACCGCGCTCCATTGCAGCTATACCTATAGAGTGCCATGGCAAGCTCTGGGGCGTGATTGTGCTTGATAGCAGGGACCCGCTTGGGGTCACTGAGGAATCGATTCAGAATTACACGCTGACTGTTGCCCTTATTGGTCAGTTATTGGAGAGAGTTTAATGAACCTTACTACCGAAAGTAAGTGGCTCGATGTCGCCCAAGGGGATATCAATAAACTTGAAACCAAACAGCGTAATGGCGTGCGCCTGCAATTTATGCTTTCCCCGTCCGACATGCCTATTGCCTGGCGCACTAGCCAACTGAATACTCAATCATCGAAACGGATCATTACAATACAATTCAAGTATTTATCAGAGTCAGAACCACGCAAGCTGATAAAGCAAAGTGAGTGCGTGATGTTTGATATCGGCAAGAACAGCAGGCGCGTATATTCGATAACTATTGATGTTGATCGCTTGCTCGACACTAAACATGCGTCAGATCTTGAAATAGAACTCGTAGCGCAGGCAGTGGCGAAGACTTTTGAGGAAGCATTCGATATCAACAAAGGGAACTCTGAAGCAATCAAGCGCATTCTTGCTACAGGATCTTGAGTTGGCATGGCCACCGGTCATGTATCCACGCAAACTCCTCCGGCGGCGAGCTGGTGATTACATACACTCGCCGCTGCGCTCCCTCCCCCAGCACCAGGCAGTCCAGGGCGAAGCCCGGCTCTACGTCGAACCAGTGTGATTTGCGCTCGGCGTCCTTCTCCATAAAGCGCTGGACCAGGCCGTAGGCCTTGATCGGCTGGTACTTGGCCCAGCCGCCCCGCTCCACCGTTTCCAGCCGTGCCCAGCCGCCCTGTGGGCCTTGGCCTGGCTCTTCGCGGCGCCGGCCCCACTTGACCCAGCCCAGCGACTCGCCGCCCTCGAGCATGACGGGGATGGCCGCCTTGGGGCTGGGGAAATAGACCTTGTAGCTGCGCTCTGCGTCGCGCGCCTCGACTCCACCGCACATGGTTGCCACCTCCTGCTGCCATACGGTGATTGACCGCAGCGCGTGGCATTCGATCTACTGTACTTCTATACAGCATTACAGATTGACCACGATGAAACGCTACAAGCCCGCCGCGCATTACGAAGTGCACAAGCCTGGGCATGCCGGCCCGATCGGGCACGTGCGCCGCGGGATTCTGACCCTCCTCACCGAGACGGACGGCTATACCGGCATCATCCACAACAGTGCGCCAGCACCAGGCGAGCGCCGCCCCTTCGGTGATCATCCCTATATCACGCGACGCTACGGGCCGCCGCTCGGGTGGCTGGAAGGGCTGGAGATTGTCCTGGCGGATGGCGAGCGCTGGCGCCTGGAGCAGATCCCACGTGTGCCCGAGGTGCCGGCCTGCCCGGATACCTACGGCGCCCTTCTGCTGTGCTGCGAGATGCTCACCGAACAAGGCCAGCCGCGTGCTTCCCGGATCGCCGCGGGCCTTCTCGCCGCACCGTATGACGCCTGCCCGGAATGCGAAGGGCGATTCGCCGATGTCGAGGACTGCCAATGTTGTGGCGGCTACGGCTTCGTGCCGGAAGCCTGACGGCCTGTGCGAATTGTTGACGCGTTGGCAAACTGCCAGCCCTCATATACTGTACGGACATACAGTATTCAGCGTATGGAGTTCGCGCATGTTGTCGAGTCAGAAGGATGCCCGCCAGGCTGCCCAGGAAGTGCCGCAGTTGATCGAGCCGGTGAGTGAAACCGAGCGTGCGCTGCTGCGCTGGTACCGGCAATGCACGCCGACAGACAGGGCACATGTGATCCGCTTCGTATCGGTACTGGCCGAAACCCAGAAACACTGAAGGCGCCGAAAGGCGCCTTTTTCATGCCCGTGCTACATGCACATCGGCGCCTCGCGCTGCTCGCCCCACTCCTCGTCGATCAGCTCCCAGGCCGAGCGCTGCGGCTCTGCCGGCGCAGGCTGTGGCTCGCTTACGCGTTCGCTTGCTGGATCCGCTTCCATTCCCGCTCCACGGCGCGCTGGGCGCTGCTCTTTTCGGCGTACAGGTGCAGCAGCCGCTTGGGGCTGGTCTGATCGCCTTCGGTGAGTTTCTTCTGCTCGCCTGCCTTCTCGTCCCGGTACCAGGCCAGCACGCCGGTGTAGTTGCCGGCCTCGGCCAGGTCGGCGACGTCGTCGGCGTCCGGCAGTTTGGATTCCAGCTCCAGGGCGGTGGTGTAGCTGTCCGGCGTGAAGCTGTGGCGCACGTTGGCGCCGAGCCAGACCACGGCGTCGATGTCGGCCTTTACGCCGATCAGGCTGTAGGTGAGTTCTGGGATCAGCTCCGGCCGGCCGCGGGCCAGCGTGTAGCTGAGCGTCGCGGTACCGCGCTGCAGGCGGGACCATTCTG